CTAGTTTAGAAGCAGCAGGTTCCCACTCTTCTCGCGTCACAGCCTCTGTCAGAGGCCAATACACATGGATACCATTACCACTGTTAACGGTTATCGGTGCAGGTAAACCAACCTTCTTTTTAAATGTCTGTAACTCTCTAATCGCATCGGCTTGCGTAGGGAAGTCTTTACCTTCTCCACAATCTAGGTCTAACCAGAATGCTTTTATATTCTTTACGTTTGCTTTAGATCTACCACCCCACTGAGAGCCTTCTTCGTTGTAAGTGCTCGTGGCGAAGTAAACATTATGTGGAAACGTGTCTACCTCTGTGGCTTTACCTACGAGTTCCTGGACTGTCTTGAACCAATAGTGTTTCGGTATGGGTTTCTGCTGTTTTAAATCTATCGTGATTAAGCATGAGTATCCCTCATCGCCCAATACACTCTTTAAAAAGTCTACTGTATTCACTGCTCTGCTCCAAAGTTAAATGTCGTGGTGAGCAACGGAGGAGTATACCCACCACGACGGTACTACCGTTAGGTATTATTCGTCCTCGTCGTCAAACAAATCACCTACGATAGATTCAAGGTCATCATCAGAAGAGGGAGCAGTAACCTCTTTCTTTTTAGCGACCTTTTTTGGTTTCGGCACAGTCTCCCTGATGTCCACCTCATCTTCCTGCACCTCACCATCACGTTTAGCTTGCACCCCATCCGTTTGTGCCACAGTCAACGTGATTGCTCGGACAGCGTCTTCACTGTCTCTAGCCGTTATAGCCTGTTGTAATTCAGCTTCCTCAAGAGGACGCACAGGCTTGAAGAACAACTTCGGTGTATCGCTGTTCTCGTCAAAATACATCTGTGTAACCACAGCAATAGATGGAGTCTTGTGAGCACGTAAGTGTTTAGCGTATGCTTGCATACCCATTTTACCATCTTTAGCTTCCCCAAATACAGATGTAGCAGGTAATTGGAGTTGATACACAGTCTCCAAATCACCCTCTAATAACACTGCAATGCGTTGTTGAAACCTACAAGCACGGCTCTCACCTTGCCCAGATCCCTTAACGTTTTGTTTGCAGTCCATACAACGTTTTGCTTGACGTTGATCCGCAGGTACAGCCGCATCGGGTGCATCCGTATCAGGCGACCAACAAGTGGGCGCAGATGGATTCTCTGCATCATACTGACCTGCGTAGTAAGTACGAGAAATCTTGGCGGCATTAACGACTATGACGTTTAAAAAACCATCGTTCTTTACGTTCACTTGTTCGCCGTTTACTAACTCTCTAAACCTACCACCACGCAAACTAATTCGATGTGTCTTTAGACCACTCGAACCACCTGCTAGATTATCGTCTACTTCTTGCAACTGTTTAAATAAGTCACTGCTTACTAGGGAGTTGCCCCCTTCAAATAATGACAATTGTTCTGCCATGTTACTCTCCATTAATGTTGTTTTATAGGAAGTACATCTTCCCCTTCATTGTCACGTTTTGTCAACGCTTTTTCTATCGCTTCTACATTAAAACGATACGTATCCCCTGCCTTAATATAAGTCTCTCTGGGAATATGCCCTTCACGTAGCCACTTTCTAGTTGTCGATACAGATATACCAAAATAATCGGCAACCCTATTTATGTCTACATACTGTTTCTCTGTCATTTCTTCCTCACTGATACTGTGTATTCAGAGTCTACATTGAGACCCTTCGGTAAAAGATCAGGATTTTCTACTAGGAACTGACGAACATTTGTCTGGTTCAAACGTTTTTCAAAGAACTCAGGTACGTCATGTTCTCTTATGAACTCGTACATATGTTCCCAATCGCTTGTCCAGTACCGTTGTTTGATAGACCTAAAGAACACCCCTTCAGATGTACGCACCGATTCGACATTGTGTTCTTTACAATGATCTAGCAATGCGCTTTTTATTTTGGCTACCTTTTCACTAAGCATGTTGTCTTCTTCTTTGAACTTAGTGGCAAGTTCGCTACGTTGATCACGTATCTTTATGTACGCTTTTACGAGCTTCTCTATTGAAACGCTCATTTATCTCTCCATTGTTATTTATATTTAGTAGATAGTATCTAAACTTACTTTAGTCAAGTAGTTCTTTATACAAATCGATAATTTTTGTATGTACGTCTATTCTGTTGTCCAACAGTCTGTATATACGCTGTTCAGCGGCTGAACCGTAAAGCTGAATGACAGTACATTTGTGCTTCTGCCCAGAGCGATGGACACGTGCATTCGCCTGTGCGTATGTCTCTAATGACGATGTTGGACCCCACCACACAACAGTATTTGCTGCTGTTAACGTGACCCCATGGGCTGCGGCTTGTGGTTGAATTATAAGCACTTGAGGGTTGGGCGTGGTTTGAAAGGAGTCAAATATTTCAGTACGTTTATTCGCAGATACGTCTCCTCGTATGATCCCACACGTTATCCCGTCCGCCGTTAGTTTGTTAGCTAACAAGTCTATGGTGTGCCGAAACGGAACAAACACTAAAACTTTTTGGCTGCTCTCGTCTACCGCTTCTTTTAAAACTTTGTACCGATTAGATATGTCAAACTCTAGTGTCTCGCTATCGTCAGTATACACTGCACCTGATGATATTTGTAACAGCTTGTTAAGCACGATGGCTGCATTGACAGCGGTGATGCTTTCATCTTCTACCTGCATTACCATCTTCTTACGTAATTCTTCGTAGTATTTTATCTGCTGTTTAGTCATTTCGACTTTACGCTTGACGTAAACCATATCGGGTAAGTCTAAACATTCTTCTTTTGTAAACCGAATCGCAGGTTGCAATACTTCGTGCACTATTTGACTAGCGTTTTCTTTCGGCATCCACTTAAACTGTGTAACCTTCCACATTACCATATCTCTAAAAGAACCAAAGAAACGTGGAACATTTAACGGGTTAATTAGCTTTGCTAACCCATACGCATCTAGAGGTGATTGTGCCGCAGGTGTACCTGTCATCATCCACAGCCAAGTATCATCAGAGATGAGTTTTTTGAGGGTCTTCCATCTTTTAGTCTGTGCATTTTTATAGTGCGTTGCTTCGTCTACAATTATACAATCAAACCCACCATTCAGTATTTCTTCTTTTACAATATCAACACCGTCATAGTTTATAATTACAAACTCTGCTCCACTATTAATTATGTCTGCACGTTTCTTTTTACTACCGTAAGCTATGTTTACAGAACGGTGCATAGCAAAGGAAAACAAGTCTGCACGCCATGCGCTATCCATGATCGAGAGCGGGCAAACTACCAAAACACGCCTTATTTGTTTTTGAGTCATTAGATAGTCAGCCGCCCATATCGCTGATGCGGTCTTACCTGTGCCTTGTTCGTTGAAACAAAAAGCACGTTTATTCATCGTCAAAAACTCTGCTGTTTTCTTTTGGTGCTTGTAAGGTTTATATTGCCCCGTCCACTTGTAACGTTTGCTAATAGGTGAGGGTACGTTTATATTTAAACTTTTTAGTTTTAGGGCTTCAAACATACCCCATTTGACTACTACTTCATTCATCGACAACTCCTTGCTGTTTGGTATTACCGTTGTGACCCTTTTAGGGTTACGCAAATTCAACAGGACTGCCTTATCCCGAATAATCTGCATGTTGTTCTCCAGTTTTTATTTTTTCTTTTTAGGTGGTTTACTCATAGCCCCACCTGCTGCACGATTTTTCTTACGGCTTTGTATTCTCACACCGTCTTTGTTTTTTCCACCTTTACTCAGTGGTTTCTTGTGGGCAATATCCTTGCCTTCTCGTTTATCTGCTTTGCCATTCTTATTTTTATCTACTCCCTTCTTATCCATTTTACGTCGAGCACGTTGACGCTCCATGCGAGCTTCATGCTCGCCTCTAGCTTTTTGTTGCTTGTATTCTTTCTTGTACGGTCTTGGTTTGTTTTTATAAGGCATCAGTTTCTCCCATTGTGGGCGCACTCAAGCACTGGACAATGACGTTTACACAACCCAGAGGGGCGTGGATTCCATACATCCGACTCAAACGCTTTTTGCATTTTACCATAAATCCCTAACCATTTCTCCCAAAGATTTGATTCTGAGTCAATTTTATATTCGGCTTTGACTAAGCTGTTTGCAACAACAAACAAGAGACCTGCCTTGACCCTTTTTATCTCAGGGAAATGTTTGAATATGGTAAGAGCCATTAACTCTAACTGTCCTTTGTCAGCGTACCTAGCCGACTTGCCAGTTTTGTAGTCTATGACATACGCAGTATCTGCCAACACGTCTATGATTACTAGGTCAGCTATCCCGCGAAACCACACACGTTTGTCAAAGAAGTCACATGGTTCTAGATTAGCTGTCAAGCCTAACTTTTGCTCGCATAGCTTTACACCGCGCCTAGACTTTAGATCATCTAGCATACCTTGAATAAACCCAAACTTTTCTGGGATTGGCACATCGCTGCCTATATAATCCTCACAAGCTTTATGTAGTTCAGTGCCATAACGCATCGCCTCTGTCTCTTCGACAGGGTACTCTTTAAGTATCTTTTCATGGTAAAATTGTTTGGGGCACTGCCCAAATGCTTTTGCTTTACTAAATGACCAAGGTGCTATACTCACTCGCAATCCCCATAAGACTTAGCTGTTCCACTTTCACAATCAACAGGTAAGCCTTTCGCCCAACTAGGCGTCCACCGCATACATGTCTCTACAAATGCCTGTGCTTCTTTTACTTTGTTATCTTCTACACAGCATACAATACTATCGTGTACGGTCAACACAACTCTGTACCTCTTAGCTATCTTTAACATCTGTTCGCCAATTATACAACGTGCTATGGCTTGGCAAACATTCTCTATCACCTTCCCACCATAGATTTTGTTTCGACCTCGCCGCACCTTGTATGTGTACTCATCACCGTCATAACTTAGATCTTCATAAAACAATGGAAGTCCAGACGGTAAGACCAAAGCCTTGTTACTGGCATCAACGCCAATTACGCCTTTGCGCCCAAACGCCACGGCTCTACCGTTAGTCAACTGACTAACCATGTACTGTGCATCGCGCCACAGCTTACTAATCTTAAAGTTCGACTGACGGTAAATATTAATTATGCGTCGGGCTTCATCGGGAGACACTTCATACCCAAACGTCTTTAGTTGTGTTGCAAACTTCTCTGCACCCATGCCATAACCTGCACCGAGTATGGTAGTCTTACCAACGAAACGCTGATCTTTTGTAACGTCCTCTTCTGGACAGCCGTATATACGCCCTGCCATTTTGACGTATACATCTTCGCCGTTAGTGAACTGACTAACAAGATCGTCTTGTTCTGATAACCATGCAAGAACTCGCGCTTCAATCTGAGCACTATCAGCCTCGACTATTGTATAGCCTTCGGGTGCAACAATGGCTTTCTTTAGTTTCTTCGCATTGACCCCACGACTTGGTAGATTTTGTAGGTTAATTTTATCAGCTCCACCCCATCTACCTGTATGCGCGGCGTAGTATCTCACAGGTACAGGGAGCTTACCACGTTGAGCGATCCCTATAAACCTGTCTGTACGTGTCTCTTCTAGTGTGGACTTGTTGCCTAGCCGTGCCGAAACCAAAGTTTGTACACGATCATCCTCATGCTCAAGTAATTCCTTAAACCCTTCGTCGGACTTAGCAAACGCATACGTGTCTTTACCTGTTGTCAGACTTACCTTCATCGGTGGTTCGACATCAAACTCACGTAGCATATCAGCAAACTTCTGATTTGACATCAGGTCTTTCTTGTCGGTGACGTTGGCATCTTCTAATAGTTTTTCTTTACGTGCCTTTGTGTCCTCAAGGTGCTGCTGCAACAACCCAAGATCTAACTCAAGTGTGGGTTCGATAAACATACGCAGAGACAAGTCTATCAGCTTTAACTCTTGTCGTGGAAACTTGACTCCCATCTGACTGAATAACTGAAACGTCAGGTCTACATCGTTCTTGGCATACTGTCCGTATCTTTTTATCTCTTCGTCGGTGAAATCGGCACGGTGCTTGCCCTTGGCATTCTGCACCTCAGTGCCTTTGATACCTACGCCGTACCTCTCGGCTACAGCTTTGAGTGATGCGCTTTTCTCTACACCATGCAATGCACGTGACATATACATAGTATCAAACCATATCTTTGGACTAACACCGTATCGCCACTTTAGTATCGCTCCGTCAAACATCGTGTTGTGACAGAGTATACCACACGCAGAGAAGTCTATGTGTGATAACAGACGTTTGATTTGTCCAGGACTATCTAACCACACCGTAGAACCATTGTTCTTTTTGATAGCTAAACCAATAACCTCAAATTGTTCATCACGCACATACTCCTCTGTTGTCAGCTTGGACAGTGAGTAATGTTGATCATAGTAAGTTTCAAAGTCTAGAGTATAAACGTCCATCACTCTTCCAGTAAACTCAACAAAAGTTTTGCTTTATGATCACCGCGTTTTGTCATGTCTCGTAAATATTCTAGAAGCATATCTCTAAGTTCATCAGTCATTGTCTTCCTCCGTGAGATTACTAACAACTTCGCCGCCACAAGCCATGTACCCACAGGCGTCTACCCAGTTGTCTATGTGTATGGGGTTAGAATGTATGCGAGCAATCTTCAGTAGTGCCATCATTGCTGCAACATCTTCGGTCTTTATGAAATCAACCAGTCCAAGATGCGCGTTCCAGTACAGAGCGATGCGTCTAAAGTTATCTTCCATATCGCCATGATCCGCTGCACGATCCTTCGTGACGTAACCTTTGGCTGTATCCAGTACCTTTGCACGATCCCACGTTTGTTTTATAGGCACTTCTTCGCGCCAGTTTTCTGATCCGATACGTGATATAAGGTTCTTTACAAAAGGTATATCCACGTCACACGCGGCTGCTACCTCGGCGTTTTCGGCTTGCCTGTTTTTTAGAAGATACTCCCATACCTTCTCTTCCTTCTTCGACATACTCATCTCCACGTTGTTCTCCTTTTTGCCATGGTGGTGGCGATAGACTTACGCTATCTTTGCCAAGCATTACTGATCTGCGTCTGTATCCACAGATTTCTTTTAATGTTACTTTCATATTCTTACACCGTTTATTCTCATCCTAGAGACAAACGACTTTAACTCTTCTCGCGCACGATACAAGTCCTGTTCTGTATTACGCGGTCTATCTCTTCGCCCAAGTTCGTCTTGTAACCTGTCAACTTGTTGCTTTAAGAAACGATACTCATACTTGAGCGCAGGGCTTAACTGCTCATCCCCCATCTGGTCTTATCCTCGGTTTTACGTTGATTTCTTTCATACCAGACGTAAACGGTGTGCGTCTGCAATACATCATGATCTCTTTACCATACGTGTCTGCAAGTATGTCGTACAGATCATCCATCACTCCATTGCCCATAGCTTCGTAACATTCGTACTCGCTTGGGAATATTACGCTCGTTGATACGTCCTGATTCTCAACAACGTATTCGATAATTAATAATGTGTAAAATAATTTAAACATCATTTTTTCTCCAGTTGTTTGGTAATAGGTTTTGCTTGCTCAGTTTTAATTTTAGTACAAGCTGTAGTTACAAAACTTTTAATTCTTTCAGCCTCATCTAAAGTAAAATTTTCTGTATAATCTCCGAGTTGAATACCTAAATGCATTGGTATATCCTCATCGTAAACAAGAGTTATATGTTCTCTCAGTGCAAGTTTGCGTGTCTCTCTAATCATTTTATTCTCCCTAAAATGGTGGTTCTTCTCCATCGAAAGAGGGCAACCAAGCAACATGCTCTTCTCGCTGCACCTCCTCACGTTCTTCACACAGACCCATCTCTCTGAGAAACAGGGCTAGGTCTTCTGGTATGTCATCCATTAAATAATTCCTCCACTGTATTGATATTATCTTCGTTTATTACTAGAGCGATGCCACCTGCTCCTTCGATTTGATCAAGGTTCACTTGTTGCAATGGTGTAGGTTTGTTTTTACCTGCCTTGCATTCGATACCGATGAACCGTCCATCATGACATGCTATGATATCAGGCACACCGCTGCGTCCGTACCCACTTGTCACTGGATAAAAGAAATACGCTTCATGTTGTTTTAGTATGGCAACGACTTTCTTTTTTACTTTAGCTTCTGGTGTCACTGTTTGCTCCTTTGGTGTTAGTCACGTGACTAACGTTGGTAACTGGCATAATTTGAGGGCGGTGAAAATTACTTCCACTCGCCCCCCTCTATATAGAAAACGTGTCTGTCTCTACGCTCGCCTACTCCTTTAATAGGGGAAGTGATCATAAGCGCAGCAATCTTAGATTGCATCCACTGTGGCAGATCACTAACCGAATCATATTCTCCACGTATCTTCTCACATATACCTATACATACCACATCAACTCTATTCGAGGTAGGTTGTATGTAAACACGGTAAGAGTTGTCGTCAACCCATGAGAAGTATTTATTTTTGATTATACGTAGTTCACGCCGAGAGCGAATGCCACTTCGCCCGAACCTCTCATGAAACAGAGTAGACATAGTAAATATTACTCACTTCTTCTGGTCTGAAACCCACACCATCGCAGAACTGACCTTGAGGTAGAATATTAAGTTTCGCTATGCCTTCGGCTAAATGCTGTGGAAGATCCTCTGAGGTATACCATGTGCAATTCGCACCATCCCAATAGTATTTATCTGTCGTCACCTTAGAAATAACACCGAACTTGTTATCACCAGAACGTGTCTGTGTAACATACACTACGTCTGCCAGGTGACGCTCACGCTTACGGTTTCTGTAGTCATCTAGTTCTTCAAACATGGTAACAAGATTGAGTTTAAACTCCTGATCCACAAACTCATAACCTGTCTGTAGTAAGTTTCTCAACTCTATCTCCAACGGAGATTTGTTTTCCACCCCATCATTTGATATGAAGTCTCGCGCTATCTTGTCACGACTTTTTGTAGACGCTTCGTGTCTTGTCTCTTTTATGGTAGCGAACTTTCGTCTGGCATCGTTGAATGTTTCGTACACTATATCTTCAACAGAGTACGGCACTAGATACCTACAAGCGTTCTTCACTGCTTTGTCAAAGTTAGTGGTAGCCGCAGAGTACATCCGATCACTATGTGCATATTTGCCGTTGTGTATCTTACGCGAAAACACTGTGTACATCTTTTTCTTTTCACCAGTATAGGAATAATTTTTGTACCCAACGTATCCCAAAGCATAGGGTTCTTGTTCACGATAGATATAATATTCTGAACCTCCACCATTTTTAGACTGATACTTAGCACCGATCTTTTTGCATACCGCCTGTGCTAGTTTGAGGCTTTCATAGTTGACGCTTTCGCGGTCTTCGTTTGCCTCAAATTCGTCTGCTAGTTTAAGCACTTCTGCTATTGTTGTTGCTCTCATAATTTTTCTCCAATGTTAAGTTAAGTGTGCAGCCACTCGCAAGGTAACGAGCCTTACACTGACGCGGTTAAGAAGAATAAACAATATCCGAAACTTCAACGCACTCACGCCTTACGACCAAGTGTTAGTCAGTTGACTAACCTTTGGGTTTTGTCATAAATCCTGCATTTCTATTTATGAAGGAATTAAACTTGCTCCTCATTTTCTGTAAGTCCTCTTTTGTCTCGACATGCTTTACTGGATACTTGTACTCCCATCCAGTTGCTCCATAATCATAGTCTGCAATCTGAGTTGTAAACGAGACCCAGTAGTTCAAACGCATGGGATGTTTCTCATCACGTATTATCTCACGTGCACTTGTCGGTGTGAAATCATGATGTGAGTAGCCATCCTTGCCCCCATAGTATGAACGTAACTCCCTTGATTTATCTGTGTTATACTCACTACTCAAAGGTAGCAGAGGTGACATTGCCATACCCCACTCAAAGAATTTATTGATATCATCTTTGTATTTTTTCTTTAGGTCTTTGTTCACCTTTGGCTTTTGTGGTGGCAGCTTACCAGATACTGGATCACGTACCCAAACGTCTCCAATCTTAATGAATACCAACGCAGAGTTGTCGTCTTTGGTTTGCATCCAATCTTTAAAGTAATTCTTATCCTTGAATTGCTTGTAGTACCCACGCGGCACAGTTTTACACTTAGCTAGATAATGTGCGTTCACTGTTGTTAGTCCACGCAGAGAGACGTATTGAAGTGAGTTACCCATCACAAAAGTCATCCCACGTGGCATGTGTCTGTGTAAGAACGCATAGCGACCCATGGAATAACTAGAGTTACTACCAATACAATTTCGTATCTGAACTGTCTCAGTCCCATCCTTGTGCTTACGCCAGACAATCGGTGCATAGTACTCCATCTTACCAAGCCTGTCCCAATGGGTGGTTGTAGTCTTAGTCTTGTAGTCATACTCATGTATCCCATAAGGTGTGAACTTGTCGTCACCTTCGTGATACCCATCGCTCAATGCGTAGCAGTTTCGGCTTATCTTAACGATACGCTCCCACTTACGGTTACGATCACCGATAGGTCTGATGTCGTCCTCACGTATGTGAAGTTTAGATACGAGAGGCTTGATGTTGTTGTACCACGCCTCGACCTCGTCGAACTTTAGAAAATTTGAATATGTTAGTGCCATTGTTTTTCTCCTTTACATCCACCAATTAAGTTGTATTCCTGCGGTGAACACAGCAACAAGTATCGCTGTGAACACCAAGATTAATTTGTCCTGCCAGTCCATCATTGTATGTCCTCCGAATCCACATGTAAGACTGCGCCATGATCTGGTGTGGCGTTAGGATTATCAACGATCACCCACAACACAGGATGATCCCACTCACCCCAACCACCATACAAGTGTCCGTCTGTGAATACGATTGAGGCTTGCGGTTCGATCTTATGTTGCTTGAGGTACTCGGGCACGCACGTCACGTCAGTGCCACCGCCGCCGACAGGTTTTGTTTTAGATGCAACGTCAGCTATTTCAGCGCCCACGTACTTCTCATAGCCACATACCTGTGTGTCCCAATAGCTTACATGCAGCTCGTCAGGCTTAACTTGTTCACAGATTGCAGCCAACTCACTGATCATGATCTGCTGTTCACGTGCGCCAATAGACCCAGACATGTCGTTGTGTTCTGCGAGACACGTCACCGTTTCTTGTACACCGCTCGGCATAGCAATACGCTTACTGATGTATCTACGGTTTAGTCTTTTGAAAGTACTGAAGTCTTTGCCTGTGCATGTATTCTGAACAAACTCACGCAACGCTTGACGCCAATCGACTTTTGTTTTTAGCAACTCGTCAAGGTCACGATTACCACCGCTCCCAACCTTGCCTGCAATCGTACTGCCTTGGCGCACCGCCTCGTCGATATCACGTTCCAACTCACGCTTATCTTCCTCAGTCATTTCTTTGGCTGCTTCCCAATCGTGATCATCGAATGGTTGTTGACCTTGCTCGTTAGTCGGTTGACTAACACCGCCGCCACCGTCACCGCCACGACCACCGTCACCACCGCCATTGCCTGGGGGTAACAAGTTAAACACTTCCTGTGTACTCATACCCACGTATTGTCTATCGTAACACCCGCCTTCCAAGACGCCTGTCATTGTAGCAAACCCATCTTGACTGAACTCGTCTACAATCTTGATGTTGATTACATGGTCTGCTGCTCTGTTGGTACGATCTGCGTCTTTCTCCCAGAGATGTTTCCACGTGGTTAGATGCTTGAACAATTTGTGGTACACCTCATGTAGCACAAGAAACCGCAACTCGGCATCGTTTAGACTAGCCACAAACACACGGTTGTAGAACTCGTCTTTACCGTTTGTGTATGCGGTTCGATGTTTTGGATTGTCGGTAATCTCACGCCTACCGATCATCAGCACCGCAGATAGATACGGTGCTTTGTCCATGATTTTGACAACGGCTTTTGACAGCCGCTGTTCTTCTGTTAGATTTCCTAGAAACATTAGTTGTTCTCCTCTCTGTTAGTCGGCTGACTAACTACACTTTATCTGCTGCAAACATGTAGTTGTTTGCCATTGCCCAATCGGTGAATTTCTTGTTAGTCATCACCATCGATTGCTTGCTGTACTTCGGTGAAGCAACGTTGTTAGCAAACAAGCCCTGTGTCTCAGGGTCTAGCCGATCAAGATAATCCATCCACGCATTGAGCCAGTCTTTCTCCAGACTTGCCAGTGTACGATACACGACCATGACTTTTGCTGCCGCCGTATCAGGCACAAGCGCATTCTTCGGATCGTCTTTGATAGACTGAAGCGTAGGTAGTTTGTCGGCTAATCGTATGAACGCCATGAGATCCTTCGCACCGCGCTGACCGATTGTACCTATCAACGCTGCCGTCAACTGTACGTCACTCAGGTGTGCACGTTTCTGTAAGATGCGCGACGCTTTCTCACCTGAACGTGGCGTGAAGAAATGCTTACGCCCCACGGCTTTGGGATGAAAGATAAACTCGTTCTCGTCTGGGTCTTTCACATTCTCCCACGGATAGAACAACTGTGGATTGTCCTTGACCCACGCAAGTAAGAGGTGATCAATACCATTACTGATACCCCATTCGATCCAGTCCATATGACTTAGCTTACGCAGAGTAATCTCTGTGATACGATTGTACTGATGCGGTTGCAGTATGTCACCGACACCCTCACCACTTTTGTTAGTCGTCGCAAAGACAATACTATCTGGGTGAAGTTTGTAGCCACCCATCTTACGCTCGTACATGAATAAGTTGAGCGCATTCTTGACCGACGGATTAGCCTTGCCATACTCGTCGATCATAACAATGACAGGCTTGTTTAGGTGTAAGCCCATCTCTTCGTTAGGCACAAACCTAACGTACCCATCGTTTGCTGAGTTAAGATCAGGCAACGCCATGTCGCCCAAGTCTTTGTTTGTTGCGTCAAAGTACACAGGTACGTGTTCTGGAAACCGCTCCGATAGCATATCGAGTAGCGATGATTTACCTTGACCCATATCACCAGTGATTAGGAAAGTGATATCTTGACCCAGTTCTGCAAGTAGTCCTTCGGTTTCGTACAGATCTAGGTTGTACATGTTTTGTGCTGTATTCATAATGTTGTCCTCCAAAGACTGTTTATATATCTAATGACGGTAGGTTAGCGATTGCTTTGTCCACCGCCTGTTTGGTTTCGGCACGGAAGTAGTCGTCCTCACGCAGTGCATCAGGTGTGACTCCCATGAGTGCCTCTTCTAATTGATCAGCCATAGCTGTCATTCGCGTCGAGTTAGCCACGTTACTAACACGCAGCAGTTCGACCATATCGGTGACGTTTGACACAAGCGTATCGTTGAATTTCTTTTTGTCCTCTTTGCTCTGATAGTCGAGACGTTCGGACATATTCTTCAACACCTTGTACAGACGTTCCCATATGTCATTCATTGCCTGTTTTGTTTTCTCCTCATAATAGTTGACATAGCTAGTTTGTAATTCTGCGATAGCTTCTTTCGGCAAGTCCACACGGAAGTCACCGCTCTCTGGTAGAGGTGAGTAAGCAATCGCGCATTTGAATTTTTGACGTAACTCGTCCACTGATGGATAGTCTTTATCATCGTACAGTTCGCCAAGATGAACTTGCGCCTCAGCAATGCTAAGATTGTAATCATCTATAAACGTGTCTACACGTGCATAAAACTCAGTTTGCAGCATAGTCAATTCACCATGATACTTCATGTACTGCGCTGTCGGTAACAGCCTCGCGCCTTTATCTGCCCACGGCATAGTCATACGTGTATGTATGCGGTGCATCAAACCTGCGTGGTCAATGATTGCTTTAAATGCATCACTGTTTGGCAACAACTTTTTATGTACGTTAGCTGCGCCACGCTCGGCATTGTTCGACGCAGCGATTTCCGCTGACGCTTGCTTGTCGTGTGCACGTCCTTGCCACTTCGATATGTTCACAGTCACAAGCATTGCGCTTGATGAAAGTGTTGCGATGTTGTTAGCCAACTGACTAACGTATAGTTCATCTCTGTTTTGCATATTCATTTTATTTCTCCTTCTGCCTAACGGCTCTTTTGATTGAGGTGCTTTAGTTCCTCTTTGTTTGTGACACGTGTGTAGTGTCCTTTAGGGGTTGGTACGATACACCAACCCAATCTCTCTTCTTGTGCGTGTGTGTCTCCACACGACAGGCAATGTGGGTAGCCTAGTTCGGCTCGTTTATCTGGAAACCAATCTCCACATTCTATGCAGTAACTCATTACTGGTTCTCCCTCTGGATCTTCTCCATTGCTGCTTTTATGAAGTATGCGTGAGCAATTTGTTCGGCTGTAATACCACATGAATATGCGTGACTGCTCGGTGTGGCAGTTTCACGGTTCACACTGTGAAGATCACCAGACTCGTCTGTGATTGCGAAAGGCCATGTGTCGGCAAGTCCAACGACCCCTTCACTCTCGATGACGAGAGTATCACCAGTCTTGATCTTGTCGTTCCATTGGCAAGCATCATACGCTTCGCCAGTGCTATCAAATAGATGAGCTTTGTTGATCCCATCTTCTGCAATTAAAGTTGAATAATCCATTGTTTTCTCCTTTGGTGTTAGTCGACTGACTAACGGTTGATTTTAGTTGTCTGCCCATCGGTTGCAGACGTGAGGGTTGCGCTTGTCAACAGCGCGGAATGTAGCCTGCGGATCGTAGCTTGCAGGCATACGCGAAACGAGCCAACGCATACCTGTCTCATAGACGCGAGGCGCACCGTTTTCGGCGATGTAAGCGGCAATCAGATCGTCGTCGCTGTCGGTGTTAGTTGGCTGACTAACCATGTGGTCTCCTTTGTTGTTTGTTGTTAGATTTCTTAGTTTGTAGTTATACTATACCATATATATCTATAAATGTCAAGGTTTAGAGAAACTTATTTTCCTGTGATTAAACATAGCTAAACGTGGTATGTTACCTATTTGTGAGTTCATGTGTACGCATATGTGTGTGATATTGTGGGGGGTGGCGTAGCTGCTGCTGCGTTAGTCAGGTGGCTAACTATCTGTAAATAAACGAATGTTACCGTGTTACTTTTTGGTTTCGTGCCATGTTTCCTCTTAAGTCATTGAAAATAAAGGAATGTTACCATGTTACTTTTTTTGAGGGCTACGAAGAGGTTTGTGTGAGGTTAAGTTTGGAATACCAAAAAGAGGGGGAGACGAATTGTTCTCAAGTAATATTTTTAAGGAAACATAGGAAACATTGGTAACAATCGTTTAAAATCAATAACTTAAAAAGTAACAATTTGCAGACCAAAAAGAAACACGGTAACAATCGTTTAAAATCAATAACTTGCGTATTGCTGATTGGGAACTGGCATTGCTCATGGCTTGTTAGTCACGTGACTAACTGTATGTATACGTGTCTATGCGTGGCTATGTGTTAGTTATCTGACTAACGACCTTGCGTTGTGCTGCTCGGGAACTGGCATAATTGTATGTGTGTGACGTGCGACTGGCGTGGTGCTGCTCGGGAACTGGCATAATT